TGGCCATGTCACAAAAAGGACACTGGGGTTTTCCATATATTTCAATCATAGTTTAAATCCTTTAAATGAATCATCATCAACATCTTGTTTAATACCACCAATCACATATGATTCGATTTCTGTCTCTTGGGGTGCGTTCTGTAATCCTCTACTGTTGAACCAATGTTCCGTCCATGGTAATGGGTTGTTGGTAGAACTGACCTCATATATAGGTTGCAGACCCAATGCTCTGAGCCTTTTATTTGCAGTATATTCAACATAATTACCTAATAGTTGTGTAGACAGACCAATCATTGAACCATGTTGGAATAAGAACTCTGCCCAATCCTTCTCCTGATCTACTGCATTACGATACATGATATACACTTCATCTTCACAATCCTTCATGACCTTGTTCATGACCTTATCGTTCTCTGAATTTTTGTAACACTTCAGGATGTGTTGTGTAATGGCTAAGTGTTGTGATTCATCTCTTGCAATAAGGGATATAATCTTTGCACTTCCTTCCATCATCTTCAACTCACCGAATGCAAATGAACATGCAAAGGAAACAAAAAAACGTATACCTTCCAAGATGTTAACTGATATTAATGCAAGGTACAATGCCTTATATAGATCATAATCTTTAATGTCTTGGCCTATCAACTTACGTCTACCTATATCAATGAACTCATCATACTTTTCGGTTACTGCTTCTGCTCGTGTGACAATGGCTGGGGTATCTAAGATGGTATCGAACACATCACTAGGGTTACTATAAATGTTCTTAATGATATGAGTGTAACTTCTTGAGTGTATTGTCTCCATGAAATCCCATGTGATAACACAAGATTCCAACTCAGGTAATGTAATGAAAGGTAGAAATGCAATTGCAGGGGCTCTACCTTGAACACTATCCAGTAGTGTTTGGTATTTCAGATTAGAGGTGAAAATATGTTTCTGTGCATCCGTCAATCGTTGATAATCTGATCTGTCCTTCTGTAGAGACACTTCTTCGGGTCTCCAAAAGAACCCCAATTGTGTTTGAGTGAGTTTATCAAATACTGGGTATTTAAACTCATCAAATCGTTGTGTGTTAAGTGGTTCACCAAAGAAAATTTTCTGCTTGGTGAAGTCTACTTTCTTCCTATTAAATACTGTCATTTTCTTCTTCTTTTTTTATCATTTTCCGTTTCTTCTACTTCTACTACATTGTCGTAATGATTTATATAATCCGATGGTTTAAAGTCTTCAAAATCCTTTAGTTCTCCCTTGGCCCAGTCATTCCAAATTTCCATTGCATCCTGAAACTCTTTTGATTGTTCGTGGTCGTACCTACTCTTTCTCCCATCATATGCAAATACACTATGGGGTCTACCATCCGATGATTGATGTATGTCCCTCTTATGGAACGGTGCGAATCGGTTGATTGATCCACCATGGTTAATAAAATGCAAGAACATATGATATGAGAAGTCACCTAAGAATTCATCTCTCCAGTGGATTGCATTCGGGCCTTGATATAGTAACACATCACCCACTTCCAGTGAGATAGGTGTTCCAATTCTGTCACGATGTGACATACCTTGTGATCTTTCAAACAAGGCCTGTTGATCTTTTCCTAGGTCAACATAGTTTTGATCTTTCTGTACCCATATCTTCCAAGGGGAATTATCATCTGTTTTATAATTCAAACATATCGTTGCACTCACTTCACATGATGGTCTATCTGAGTGTGCTTTGAGGTATGCACCCCTGTCATATTTTCTTGTGTATGCATAAGTTTCCACTAATTGCATATCGAGGACGCTGTGCAAATTATCCTTCAACCATCTGTGTAATGAAACTGCTGGCGGAAATGAATAACATCCTTGAGATTTACGCAAGGATGATTTAGGGGAATCATTGATTATGTCCTCTTCTCTTGCAAAGAAGGTATCGTTCCATTCAGGTTTATTCTCAATACTCTTCCATGCATCCAAGGTCATATCAATAATGTCTTTGGGGATGAAATTTCTTAAGATTAGGTATCCCTTCTGTTGAAAATCTAAGGTCTCCTGATTAGTATAACCCGAAACTGCTACTTCTCCATCATTACTGCCTGTTCCTGTTTCAACTGAATCTAATACTTGTATTTTTATTTCCTTTTTATTATATCGCACAGGCATCACAATCACTCTCATTGTCCGTAAAAGGGTCAAGCTGCAATTGCACTGGCTCTGCATCTTTTACTACATCTTCTGTCTTACCATCCATAGTGTTTTGGTAATAAGATGTTTTCCATCCATATTTATAAGTAGTTAACATATCCTTTGCAAGGACTGATACTGGTACTTCATTGTTTGGGTAGTTCTCAGGATTATACGACCAGTTTCCACTGATTGCTTGGTCAAAGAACTTCTGCATAACTGCAATCGTTTTTATGTACCCATCGTTGTCTTTCATGTCCCATAATAAAGTGTAAAAATTCTTGTATATTGAATATTGTGGAACCACTTGTTTCAATGTTCCCTTTTTACTCTTCTTGACACTCAGGTAATCTCTTGGTGGTTCTACTCCATTAGTGGCATTAGAGACCACTGAGGAGCTCTCAGAGGGCATTTGTGCAGTGAGGGTAGAGTGTCGTAACCCATGAACCTTTATACGAGTTCGTAATTTATCCCAATCTTCCTTTAATACATGTGGAGTAATCTCATCCACTTCCTTCTTGTATGTGTCTATAGGAAGGATTCCTATTGAATACTTAGTTGATTCATACCCATCACATGGGCCCTTCTCTGATGCAATCTGATTTGATGCAGATAGTAAATGATACTGGAATGACTCCGTAAGTTCATGGACTAATCTGTGTGCTTCAGGGTCATCATACTTGACCTTGTTTTTTGCAAGGAAATGTGCAAGACCGATGTACCCAATACCTAGTGATCTTCTTGCAAGAGTTGATCTCTTAGCAGCTTCTACAGGGTATTCTTGGAAATCAATTAATTCCTCAAGTCCTCGTACTGCTAGATCACATAGGTTGGGTAGCTCGTCCTGTTTCATAATACCAATATTGATTGCACTTAATATACATAATGCAATTTCCCCCTCTCCATCAATATGTGTTAAAGGTTTTGTTGGTAGTGTAATCTCCTGACAAAGATTTGACATCGAAATCTTGTCAAGAAAACTACTATGAGAATTGCAATGGTCTATGTTCATGATATAGATTCTGCCTGTCTCAGCTCTTTCTTTTAATAGATCAGTAAACAATTCTCTTGCACTAACTTTGGTCTTTGGTATAGATGTTGCTCTTTCGTATCTTTCATACAATTCATCAAACTCATCCGTTCCAAATGCCTCATAAAGATTAGGTACAGTATGTGGAGAAAACAAAGTTATCTCCCCATTCGTTAGGAACCTCTCGTAAAACAGTTTAGATATCTGTATAGAGTAATCTAATTTTCTGACTCTATTATCTTCAGTTCCTTTATTATTCTTGAGAACAAGTATGTCCTCAATCTCTTGATGCCAGATAGGAAAATGCACTGTTGCACTTCCACCTCTAACTCCATTTTGAGTACAACTTCTTACGGTTGCCTCGAATTTCTTTAGGAAAGGTATTACACCTGTGTGCTGTACTTCTCCACCTCGTATCTTTGACCCAAGTCCTCTAATTCTTCCTGCGTTAATTCCAATACCAGCTCTTTGGGCAACATATCTTCCGATTGCCATGTCACTCGTAAAGATTGAATCGAGGGAATCATCTGAATCAACGAGTACACATGATGCGAACTGCCGTAAGGGTGTACGCACCCCTGCCATAATGGGTGTTGGAATGTTGATTTTAAACTGGGATATTGCATCGTAATATCTTTTGACATAATCTAATCTCCTGTCTTCGTCATAATTTTGAAATAGAGTCATTGCAATTAACATGTACATGAACTGAGGTGTCTCAAACACCTGACCATTACTTCTATCTTGTACTAGGTACTTGTCTACAATCTGTTGTAACCCTGCATAGGTAAATGTTAAGTCACGACTATGTTTGATGTAGGTATCACACTTCTCTATCTCTTCCTTCGTGTAGACAGTAATTATAGATGGGTCATAAACACCTTGACCTATGTTCCTTTCAATCATGTCGTAAAGGGGTGGATAGATGGTTGTGTCCTTCCACTTAGTGTTAAACACTTGTTTTTGCATTCCAAATAACAACAGTCTGGCTGCCACATATTGGTAATTTGGGTTTTCTAAACTAATGAGGTCTGATGCAGATTTAACTAAAATCTTCTGAATGTCTATAGTGGTTATTCCATCATAGAATTGTAAACCACTGTTCATTTCTACTAGGGATTCGGATACACCTGCTACCCTCTTACATGCTTTATGAACCATCTTATGAATCTTATCTAGATCAATCCCAACCTTAGAACCATCTGACTTTATAACTAACATCATTGGACTCATCCTTTCTTATACTCCATAAATTTTGCTTTTGCACTTAACCCAGTATAAGTACAGTTATCTATTATATCAACCACTTCATCATTCGTCAATCCGTTTAATATCATTTCATTAATATCTTTTAGGTCGTTCACTCGTCTATCGTTCCATATACAAACAGAAAATCCTAACTCAATTACATGATTGAGTTTCTTAAGGATTTCACCATTCCGTGGTTCGTTGTCATATATTAAAACTGCGTTTTCTTTGAGACTATCGTCTATCTTTGTGAAGTCACTACCACCGACTGCTATACTGTTAGGTAGGAATAAACTATCTATTGGGCCTTCTGTTACATAGATAGTTTTTGATTTATCTACCTTATGTAGGTTGTAGATAAGGGGAACTTCTTCATGAAATTTCATGGTCATATATCGTAATGGACTGTCATTAATTGCACGACC